CGCTGATGCTTGCTTCTGGATCTTCGGTGATTTCGCTGATCTGCTTCAGCGTTCTCCATTGGCCGTCCTCCATGAGATCAAGGACGCGGAGAAGCTGTGCGCCCAGGCGGTCCCGATCCCGCTCTGGATCATATGTCCGGCCTCCAAAGTCCTCAAAATGTTCTGCGGTTTCCACAGGCGTAGGCGGTGGTGGCGGCGGAGCGTCGTATTGGGTTTTTGCATGGTCCGCACAGACGCTGATTCGCTCACCACCGCGCGTTATCATCTGCGTGGCTGGCGTGTATTTGCAGCGTTCAGCGCAGATGTCGCAACTACTGTTCATCGCTCAAATCTTCCCAATCGGCAAACCCAACCTTGCCATTAGTGTAATCTTTGATGGCAGCCATTGTCTGAAAGCTGGGCCGAGCCTTGCCGCGCCGAATCTTATTGATATGCGAACGATCCCGGCCAATTTGCAAAGCGACGTAGCTGTCGTTTTTTCTGTTTAATTGCATCCATTCTGTAAGCGTCATGCGTTTCTCCGTTTCGCAATCGTTGAACGTGTTGCAACATTTTGTCAACATAGCTGTTGACGATTTGTGATTTTTATGCACAATCGGGGTCATCAACACGGAGGATAACAATGAGTTACGTTCAACGAGCAAGGGATGAAGCGGCACGCGAAATGGCAGATCGCAACGAGTATTATCACCTCGCTTATACAGAACTGTATGAGTTGGGAATGGCATTGCAGGCCATGCCTAAGCCTGTGCGGTTTCACAAAGACTTCCGCGTGGATGTTGTCTGGGCAGCAATTCTGCTGCTGACGGATGACGAGCGCGAACAGGAGTGGGCAGAAGACTGGATTGTGGAGTTTCTGCGCAATGTTTGATCTGTTCAACCACCTATCCCGGCGCGAGCGCATTGCGTCGGACCCCGTGCTGTCCCGGATTTGGGACAGGAACCTGATTGTTAACGAGGTTGCAGCAGCGCGGGATCGCCTGCGGGCGGAGGAAGCAAAGCTGAAAATTTTCGACGAACTAGGGAGCAAGAAATGAGCAATGTATTTATCCCAAAGGCACCGGCTCGCCATGACGAGCCAGGAGCGGTGAATGGCGACAAAAATATCAAACGAGCGTTTTTTGAGCGCAACGAGGCGATCATTGCGTTGATGGAGAAGCAGTTTCCGAACGCCGATATTTTAGCGCTTCTGCGGAGCAGAGGATGGAAGCAGCCTCAATATGAGACCTCGCTGGATAGCATTGCGTACAATCACAAGGTGAAGACGGGCCGGATCGTTCCGAAGTCAAAACGAAAGCAGGCACAGGACAACGACTATGACGTCAATGAAGCCGCGGCGGAAATTGTTAAGATAATCGGCCCAATATACCGAGACGCAATGAAGTGGCGTCAATTGCAAAACATGATGGAGAACTAACATGCACACATTCGTTACATGGTCTGACACCCGCGCAGAACTGGCAAAGGCAATGGTCGCCGCCCAGCAATCGCTGGGCCTTGTTGCCAAGTCGGCAACCAACCCGCACTTCAAAAGCAAATATGCGGATTTGGCGACAGTGCTGGACGCGGTTTTGCCTGCCCTTAACGGGGCTGGTATCAGCCTGCTGCAAGCCCCTGGAGGGGATGGAGAAGGCAACGTCACGCTAACCACCACCTTGCTCCATGAAAGCGGGGAGTGGATGGAAAGCACACTGACCATGCGGCCCACAAAATCGGATCCGCAAGGTGTCGGCTCAGCCATCACATATGCGCGTCGCTATGCTGCGCTTGCTGTAGCCGGTGCCGCACCAGAGGACGACGATGGCAACAGCGCCAGTCAACGTGAGAGCAAGGCGAAGTCGCGGGACATTTACACCAGACTATCCGAGACAGCGCGCGAGGCTGCATCGTTGAGCGAAAGCGCACTGACGGCATGGTGGCACGCGAACAAGGACAAGGCCAAGTCCATGCACGAAGACTTCGAGATCCAGCTTATGGACCTTCTCAAAGCCCTACGCATCGAAGCGCAGAAAATGGAACAAGAGGCCATGCGGATCGAGACGATTGAGCAAGAGGAACGTGACCGTGCTGAAGCGGCTATGGCGTTTTGATGATTAGCCAGGAGCAAATCGACCACGCATTAGCGATTTTGGCAGACAAGGAGGGTACGGGCGCAGCAGCCCGTGCCAGCCATGAATACGAAAGGGAACAGCTAAAAGTGGTGAAAGCGCAGTTGATGATGCTGCCCGACAGCGGCTCGCAAGCAGCCAGAGAGGCTTTTGCGTTACGGCATCCAGACTATACTGCACACCTGAAGCATATACGAGCCATAGCTGAGACCGATTACCATAATCGAAATCGCCGGCAGGCCGCCCAGGCAATCATTGATCTGTGGCGAACAGAGAGCGCTACAAACAGGACATTTGCGAAGGCAAGCCAATGACGACGAGGAACCTGCCAGACTATACCCGTAGGATTATGCACCAGCTATTCTGGAAGCTGGACATGGCTCGCGGCGTTGGCATAAAAAATGGAAAGTTCGTTAACCTGCACCTGCCGGATGTCTACAGGTCTCTCGGCAATATCGACATCTCTTTGCGGCACACAGAACTGCACGAAAATGAGGACGACATCTGGTTTTTCCATCCAGACCAAATGAGTCCAGACGTGTTGTGGCCGATTGATAAGTCGGTATTAACGGGCGTCGGTCCAGACATCGGCTGGCCAGATGGAACTCTGCAAATCACCCGTGTGGAGTCGATAGCGCCAAAAATAGCAAGAAAGCTGGGCTGCAAGATTTTCAGCAGGTATCTGGTGCGCAGAACGACCTGCTTTTTAACGCCAAACCAAGAGGCTGATTATATTGTCAATGTGTTTGCGTGGGTCGGTAACAAGTGGGTGCTAGCAGCAGACCGCAAGCGCTGGCAAGGCGTGATCGGATCGTCCGCAGTGCATCTAACCCTGCCAAGCGAGGATGACGATGATGGCCAGATCAACACTATGTTAAGCATGGCTCTCAGAGATCGATACGATCGACACGCTATCATCAGATCGCCAAATGGCCTTAGCATCAAGCTGGCGATGCACCCGCAGGTAGCAATGGACTTTTTCCGGTTGCGCGACGTCCCGCCGGATAAGCAGCGTCGATCCGCTTTGCGAAACTGGGTGCGTCAGCACGTCCGCCATATCAGCGAGGACAAGACAACAGATGTTCGCAAGCACTTAAGGAACCGTGTGCAGTTCACATGGCGTGGCTTCGAGTGTGAATATCGCCCCAGCGAATATGAAGAAGAGCAAAACGAAAAAATACGTAGGCATAAGGAGGCCAGATGAACAGCCAATCAGAAGGCCGACGCCCGGCCTGGATGAAAAAGCGCAAAGACTTCACAGCGGCAATCAAGAAAGCCGTTCGAGAGCGCAATCTTTACATGTGCGAATATCCTGGATGCAGCACCTATCCAGCCACAGAGGTTGACCATGTGATCCCGGAGGCTCTTGGTGGTTCCAGCACAATTGACAATGCGATGCTGCTTTGCACCGCCTGTCACAGACGCAAGACCGCTTTGGACGTCAAGTTAATCGCGAAAGCGGATCGGCAGGGCGGAAGGTCGGGCCAGTATGCTCGCAGGCAGAAGCGCAAAGAAAAAGGGCGATCCGGGTCGATCCCGAGCCGCCCTATGGCTGGCACAAAGGCCAGTGGCTTCAAGAAAAAGCTGGATGGGTCTGTTGAGCGTCGCTAGATTGGTGCCTGATGTCGGACGGCCCAGGCTGCGAGTAGAAAGACCCGAGGGCATTTGATGCTGTCCTCCCATTTGCTGTAAGTCACCCGCGTGATGCCCATCAGTTCCGACATCTTGGATCTTGATGGGGGTTTTGGCGTTATCTGTAGTCGTATGTCGTTCAGTGTCATGTGTTTCTCCAAATAGAGACCCCCGCCCAGATCGAGCGGGGGTTTTTGTTAGGTGATATGGACCAGATACATCCAGATGCCGGTGAGGGCTGAAAGGATCAGCGTTTGCCGCGCCCGGTTGATGATCGTTGTCATGTGTTACTCCTTTGTGTCTGCCGGGCATCGTTGGCCTGGCACCCCAAAACCCCGCCGGACGAATCCGGTCGGGGCGGAGGGGCGATTGGAGGGTTCGTTATTAGAACGGTTCCACCTCGTCTGCAGATGGCGTAAAATAGACAATCCCGTTCATCCATCCGCGAAAGTTTGGTCCGCGCATCTCGACCTCTAGGCTTTCGCCTTCAGAGCGGTTAGCCAGGGTTTCGTCGATTTCGTCGATGACCGCGGATACAGTCCAGTCGATTTTGTTATCAGCAATCCATTCGGCTACAGCGGTCCGGCCCTTGTTGTTTAGTTGATATGCCATGTCAGTCTCCTTAGTTGGCATCCCGAAACCCCGCAGAGTATGATCTCCGACGGGGTGCTGGGGGTTAATGTTGTCCCCGAACGAACCGCAAAGGCTAGCCCGTTCATTGGGGTGTGAGCTGGTAATTAAGCGTAGATTATGTCGTCAAGACGGTTCTGCGTTTCAGCGTCGTCGAGTTTGCCGTCGAACTCGGTCAGCTCGTATTTCATTAGCCGCTCAATGGCTGCATCTTCATTGGGTACGACATCGTAGCAATATGAGTTGATGAGTTTTTGCGCTTCTGTCCGTGTCATGTCATTTCTCCTATGTTGGCACCCCAAAACCCCGCCAGCTAGGCTGGTCGGGGCAGGGGCTGTGGGGTTAGGCTTTGTGATCTGAGCGCCACACAATTCCATAGCTTGGTGAGGCAAGCAGCGGATTGGTTGCGGTTTTAAGCGGTTGCGCCCAGAATCGGTACGCGCTGTTGCTTTCGCGGTCCTCGCTAACGACCCAGACACTGCCAAACCTTTCGGCATTGTCTGCTGCTTCCATCAGGGCTTCGGTCCGTGTCATGTCAGTCCTCCTTTGTTGTGCTGACAGGTCTATATATGCATAAATTTATCCATAAGGCAAGCGCTATCATGCATAAAAATGCACATAATCGACTTAATTGACCGTTGCAGCAAATTGGTCCATAACAATGGTCCCAGTCTTTTGGAGGAAAACCATGCTTAAGATCGTCGAAGAAGTCACAACCGTTTACCGCGTCCTGGACGCTGCGGATCGGTTGATCCGGGAACTGCCGACCCTTATCGAGGCGGAGGCGTTCAAGCTTGGTTTCGAAGAGGCGATGCCGGCGTATGAGGACGATCCAGAGCCTGCCGTCAATCCGTTTTTTGAGGATGCTCCTGCCGCAGAAGTTAGCGTCGCAGAGAACACCCGGCCTGCATGGTTCTCTGAGCAGGCTACAGAGGAAGTGGCGGTCGCTCTTTCGGAACAGGATGATCTTGACGCCGAGGTCTTCGAGGATACCGAACCGCTGGTGACGAACGGGTCCGCTGAGACGATTGAGGTCTAAATCATGACCGCATCCTGGCCTGCCGATCAGGTAGAGCGCCGGTCTGTTTCAAGCCTCATCCCATATGCCCGCAATGCCCGAACGCATTCGGACGCGCAGGTGTCGCAGATCGCAGCGTCAATCAAAGAGTGGGGCTGGACCACGCCTGTCCTGGTTGATGAAGACAGCGGAATCATAGCGGGGCATGGTCGCGTGATGGCTGCACAAAAGCTAGCCCTGAAAGAGGTTCCAGTCATGGTGGCGACTGGCTGGAGCGAAGCGCAGAAGAAAGCATATGTCCTAGCAGACAACCAGCTTGCTCTCAACGCAGGATGGGACACCGATCTTCTGAAAGTCGAATTGCAGGAGATTAGCGGACTAGATTTCGACATGGGTCTGATGGGCTTCAGTGACGACTTTCTGCAAAGCGTTCTGGTGGAGCCGACCGAGGGCCTCACAGACGAAGATGCGGTGCCTGACGCGCCAGAGGATCCTGTCACCGTTGAGGGCGATGTGTGGCTTCTGGGGCGTCATCGGCTGATGTGCGGGGATAGCACCAGCATCGACGCAGTGGGGCGGCTGATGGATGGGCGGAAGGCCAACATATGCTTTACGTCGCCGCCATACAATGCAGGCTCAATGAATATCAAAGGCAACAAGACCACAAGCAAGAAATACAACTCATTCGACGACAACCAGACATCGGAAGAGTTTTTTGATTTCCTCAGCGCAAATATGGCTTGCATGTTGGCTGTGTCTGACGAAGTTTTTTACAATATCGGGCTTGTGCAAGACAATAAGCGCACCATTTTTAAGATGATCGACGCTTTCGGGGATGCGTTCAAAGACGTGATTTACTGGAAAAAGAAAACAGCAGCGCCTCACATCCAGAAGGGCGTAATAAATAACCTTGTTGAGTTTATTTTGTGTTTTGGCGACGGAAAGCGAAAATTCATCAATCCACAGTTCAGCCAAGGCACATATTGGAATGTTATTGAAGGCGCTGGCGCATCGGGTAATGAATACTCTGACATTCACAAAGCGACGTTTCCAGTGTATCTTCCTGAAAACATCGTGACCAATTTTACCGGCATGAATGCCATTGTGGTCGATTGTTTCGGTGGCACCGGGACAACTCTAATCGCCTGCGAAAAGACAGCCCGCGACTGCCGCATGATGGAACTAGACCCCAAATACTGCGACGTCATCATCAAACGCTGGCAAGACTTCACAGGCCAGCAAGCAACCCTTGAAGCCACCGGACAGACTTACGATGAAATAGCCACCAGCAAGGAGACAGTCGATGCCTGACAAGAACCTCGGCGGCAGACCGCGCAAAGAAATCAACCTGGAACAGCTTAAGGCCATGTGCCGGATTCAATGCACCGCCGAAGAGTGTGCGGCCATTTTTGAGGTGGATGCAGACACGCTAGACGCAAGAATTAAAGAAGCGGGCTTTCGCGGTTTTTCGGACTTCTACAAAAAGTATAACCACGAAGGCAAAGCCTCGCTCCGCCGAGCACAATGGAAAGCGGCAGTCGAAGACAATAATCCGACCATGCTAGTGTGGCTTGGCAAGAACATGCTGGCCCAAACCGACAAGCAGGACGTGACGCTATCGGGCGAACTGGTGCATAGAGTGGAGATAGAGTTTGTCGAAAGCGGCGAAGACGAAAGCGCCTAAATGGGCAAAGCCTCTTTTCCAGCCAGCACGGTACAAGGGGATCTATGGCGGACGCGGTTCTGGCAAGTCTCATATGTTTGCGGAACTTCTGCTAATCCGGCACATCGAAAACCCAAACCTGCGCTCAGTCTGTGTGCGTGAGATACAGAAATCTCTCAGCCAGTCGGTCAAGCTGCTGTTGGAGACAAAGATCAAGCAGATGGGCGTGGAGAGCCATTTCGTCGTGCAGGACAGCCGCATCATGTCCAGCGTCGGTTCCGGCCAGATCATCTTCCAGGGCCTCCAGAACCACACCGCGGACAGCATCAAATCTCTCGAAGGCTATTCGATAGCGTGGGTCGAAGAGGCCCAGTCTCTTAGCCAGCGCTCCCTAGACCTGCTCCGCCCGACGATCCGGGCCGAGGGGTCTGAACTATGGTTCTCATGGAACCCGCGCCATGAGACCGACCCGATTGACGTCCTCCTTCGCGGCGAGAATGCCCCGCCAGATGCGGAGGTGATCCGCGTCAACTATGACCGCAACCCGTGGCTCCCGAACGTCTTGCGGGACGAAATGGAATACGACCGGGATCGAGACCCTGACAAATACGCTCACGTCTGGCTTGGTGAATATGTCTCCAACACAGAAGCCCGCGTTTTCAAGAACTGGCAGATCGATGAGTTCACCGCACCGCCGGATGCGATCCATCGATTTGGTGCGGACTGGGGCTTTGCCGTCGATCCCACGGTCCTGGTGCGATGCCACATTGTCGGGCGTCGGCTCTATGTGGATTACGAGGCTTACCGCGTGGGCTGCGAGATCACGGACACGCCAGACCTGTTCATGTCCGTCCCGGAGGCTGAGAAGTGGCCCATCGTTGCTGACTCCGCAAGACCGGAGACGATCAGCCATATGCAGCGGCATGGGTTCCCGAAGATCCAGCCAGCAGTGAAAGGCCCTAAGTCGATCGAGGACGGCATTGAGTGGCTCAAATCCTTCGACATCATTGTTCATCCTCGGTGCGTGAATACGATCAACGAATTGACGCTGTATTCCTACAAGACTGATCCGCTAACAGGCCAGGTCCTGCCACTATTGGAAGATAAGTCAAACCATGTCATAGATGCGCTACGGTACGCCTGCGAAGGTGCCAGGCGGGCCGCGAGGATCAAGAAGCGCACGGTAGTCATGCCGGGCAGCATGGCGATGCCAATGGCGAGGATGTAGGACGAAATGGCGAGACCGACCAAGGCAAAGCGATTGGCAGATGTCCATGAAGAAGCGCTCCGGCGTTTCGACACAATCCAGTCGATGTGCGCGGACGAACGCGATCAGTGCCTAGCTGACCGACGGTTCTACTCCATCGCTGGTGCGCAGTGGGAAGGCGCTCTCGGTGAGCAGTTTGAGAACCGGCCCCGGCTGGAGGTCAACAAGGTCCACCTCGGCGTCATCCGCATATTCAACGAATACCGCAACAATCGCATCACGGTCGATTTTGTCCCCAAGGACGGCGCAACCGATGAGGACCTGGCGGACGTTTGCGATGGTCTCTACCGCGCAGACGAGGAAGATAGCTGTGCCGATGAGGCTTATGACAATGCCTTTGAGGAAGCTGTGGCGGGCGGATTTGGTGCATGGCGGCTGCGGACAGAATACGAGGACCCGGAGGACCCGGAAGATGAGCGCCAGCGGGTGCGGATCGAGCCAATCTATGATGCGGACAGGTTTGTCTTTTTCGATGCTGACGCCAAGCGCCAGGACAAGTCGGATGCCACTTTTTGCTATGTGCTGACAGCTATGTCGCACGAAGCCTACGAAGCTGAATATGGCGAAGAATATGCCCCGTCATCTATGACTGCGGACATTGACCAGACAGAGTTCGACTGGAACACGCCGGACGTGGTTTATGTTGCAGAATATTACTGCGTTGAGCATGTCACCGAGATCATTCGGGTGTTCCAGACGCTGGCGGGTGATGAGGAGCGCTATTCCGAAAGCGACTTTGAGGAAGATGAGAATCTGGAGCGGATGCTGGAGGCGACCGGAGCCCAAGAGGTTCGCCAGAAGCGGGTCAAGCGCAAGAAGGTACGCAAATATATCATGGATGGTGCGCGGATCATTGAGGATCTGGGCTACATTGCAGGCACCGAGATCCCGATTGTGCCAGTTTATGGAAAACGGTGGTACATAGACAACCGTGAGCGGATGATGGGCCACGTTCGCATGGTCAAGGACGCCCAGCGGCTTAAGAATATGCAACTCAGCCGGCTGGCAGAGATCAGTGCCTACTCGACTGTTCAGAAGCCGATCTTCAGCCCGGAGCAGGTCGCCGGTTACGAGGTGATGTGGCAAGAGGATAACATCAAGAACTATCCGTACCTGTTGATCAATCCTGTTACGAACGCTGATGGATCGGAGGCTTTGCAAGGCGCTGCTGATTACACCCGCGCTCCTGAAATCCCGCCGGCTATGGCCGCGCTCTTGCAGATCACCGAGGTTGATATGCAGGAACTGCTTGGCAAGCAGGAGGCCGGTGAAGAGATGCAGCCCAATATGTCGGGCAAGGCTGTTGAACTGGTGCAGAACCGGCTGGATCATCAGAACTTCATCTATATGTCCAACATGGCCAAGGCGATTAAGCGGTCTGGCGAGATCTGGCTGTCCATGTGCCGGGATATCCTGGTGGAAGAAAAGCGGTCCATGAAATCCCTCGACAATGCTGGCGAGATGTCGTCGGTGCAGTTGGGTGTCCCCGCGCTTGATCCGAACACTGGCGCTGTCACCATCAAAAACGATATGAGCCGGGCCAAGTTCGATGTGTCCGTGGACGTTGGGCCGACATCATCCTCGAAGCGCAGCGCTACGGTTCGCGCTCTGACGGGTATGCTCCAGATGGCCCCCGATCCAGAGACGCAGACGATCCTGGCGAGCATGGCGCTCATGAATATGGAAGGGGAGGGACTTCGGGAAGTGCGTGCCTTCTTCAGGAAGCGCTTGGTTGGCATGGGTGTCGTGGAGCCGACCGAGGAAGAGATGGCCGAAATGGAGGCCGCGGCGCAGAACCAGCAGCCTGATCCGAACGCGCTCTACCTTCAAGCCGCAGCCGCAGAGGCCCAAGCCAAGGCGCTCAAGGCCGAGGCCGACACTGCCCACACGATTGCCAAGACTCAGGAGACCGAGGCCAAGACCTTTGAGGTCCTCGCGGGGATCGATGATACTGAACGAGCAAATGCCCTGAAGATGCAAGAAATGCAGGCCCGCCAACGCATGGAGGCGGAGCGTCAACAATTAGAGGCCCAGCGCCAGCAGATGATGCAGCAGCAGCAAGCGGCCCAACGAATGCGGGAACCAGAGGCCCGCTTAGAACCACCTCTGAG